CAGCCATCACGAAGTTAGCAGAGCCATCCAAGATGATAGCAGCGTTATCCGTGATCGTTTTTGCGTGTTCCGCAAGAATGTGAATCGTCTGCCCCACAACCCCATCGTCAAAGTCGGTAATCGTCGTAGTGTCGCCTGTCACGAAATAGTTGCCTGCCGAGACCGACGGTGTGCCATCGCTCGAAAGTGTGGTAATGGTTGAGTGTGACACACGTCCACCAACTGCGGCATTACCCGATAAGAAGATATTACGTGGGCGTGTAGCGCCCGATGCACCTATATCGTAGGTATCGTCAGTAAATATAAGGTTTGATTTGATTGTACTATTAACAGTTAGATCATCTGCCGCAGCATCACCAATCGTAGTATCGCCAGAAATTGTAGCATTACCTGATAAGAAGATATTACGTGGGCGTGTAACGCCCGATGCGCCTATATCGTAGGTATCGTCAGTAAATATAAGGTTTGATTTGATTGTACTATTAACAGTTAGATCATCTGCCGCAGTATCACCAATCGTGGTATCACCAGAAATTGTAATGTCAGCGGCTGCAATAGAACCAGTAAGCGCAGGAGATGTAATTGTTGGACTAGTTAACGTCTTGTTAGTAAGCGTCTCTGTACCCGCAAGCGTAGCTAGTGTGCCTGTTGTAGGTAAAGTGACGTTAGTTGCACCTGTAGTTGTTAACGTGAGTGCATTCGCTCCAGCCGTTGTAAACGCCGCTGCGGTAGTCAAAGCTCCTGCAAGGGAAACTGTGTACCCACCAACTGATAGCGATGCTACGTTTGTAACGCCTTCTAGGACGTTAGTACCATCACAAAAAAGAAGCATTGTTTTGCCATTAGGAACAGCTATTCCCGAACCACTAGCTGTTTTAAGCGTAGCAGCTTCGCCTGAAGCATTCTTAACAATATAAATTTTAGCGGCTGTAGGGCATACGACAGTTGCTGCCCCACTAAGATTTGATCCTGTATCAGTGAACTCTAGCATCGCACAACGCGATTCAGAGGTTGTGCCATCAGCGGTAGTTAACACATGGGAATTAGTTGACCACGTGTCAATGACCGCACGTCCAACAATTGCTTGCTCAATCATTGAAGTAATGTTGTTATTTACAACATCACCCCATGTACCACTGAGTTCCCCTTGGACGGGAAGGGCTAATTTAAGTATCGAAGTATACTGTGTTGTCATCTTTTAATCCTCACGCGGCTATATCTTGCCAATTAGGAATCTGTCCTGTTGAAACATTACCCCAAGTTGGTGCTTGTGCGCCAGCAATATTTTGCCAATTGGGGTTTTGATTGTCATTTATGTCTCCCCAAACAAATACTGTACCTACCGCGCTTATTGCATTTACACCCGTTACCGCTACATTTGAGTTAGCCGCAACGATTACATTACCTAGTTCTGTTTGTCCGTAGACTCCTGTTACATTTTCTACAAAACCTAACCTTACGGAAGCAGTTCCAATAGAACCAGTAGCTGTAAGCCCAGATGTTGCGACGATTGCGTCTCCTATTACAGAGACCGTGCCTAAAGCACTTGTAGCGCTTACCCCAGTAGGGTAGATATTTGCTTCAGCAACATCAGTTACTGAACCTAAACCGCTTGTAGCGGATAAACCTGTGGGAGAAACAATTGCCCCCACACTGATAGTTATGCTACCAAGTGCACTTGTTCCTACATTACCCGTTACGTTGACATATGCTTCAGCAACAACAGTTACTGAACCTAAACCGCTTGTGGCTTCTAACCCCGAAGGCTGAACTGTAGCCGCACCACTAACTGTTACAGTTAAGTCCCTACCCCAAGAGCTTTGGCCCCATGCGGTAGAACCCCATCCTACATAACCAAGAGCGGATGTTCCGGCGACTCCAGTTACTGTGACGTTAACATTGGGGTCCTTACCCCAAGAGCCTTGGCCCCATGCGGCAGAACCCCATCCTACATATGATGGCATTCAGTCACCCTATGCAATCCTAATTATAGCGCTACTAGAGTTTGCGGTTGGGAACTGTATTGTAAAATCACCCGCCGTTGATGCCTTGTCAGCTCCAAAATCAAGAACTGCGACAGCAGGGTCTCCGCCCCCAGATTTATAAATAATCGCCCCACGTGCCGTAATTGTTGAGGTAGACCACGTAGTATTTGCAAAATCTAGGAGCGCAGTAGTACCAGATGTTGTAGGAGCTACAACGGTTAACGTGTTACCACCCGCTATATAACCCGTACCGGATACTTCGTTTGTTGTACTATACGCCGTTGTTGTTGCATCTAATGTTGCCGAGGAGGTAAACAGTGCGACCTTAAACGTCTGAGACGTGTCGGAACTAAAATCCATCTCTCCATCAAGAAGTGCTCTCTTGAAGGAAGTTACCATTGCTTGTGAAATTGCCATTTCTTATCTCCTATTCTACTTTCATTCTAAACTGCCCAGAACGGTATGTATCTTCACGAAGTTTACCGTCGCCCAAAGTTTTAAGCAGTTTTAGCGATTGAACATATAAACGTTCATAAAACTGCACTAGATCAGGCTCGCCCTTCATAAAACGTATTGCCTCGATCAATGCTCCATTAAGTAACGCTGAATCAAACTCATCACCTAACCATGTAGTACCCGCTGTAACAATCGACTCAGGGTAATACCCATAATGCAATTCCATTGTATAAGCGCCGTCAGGGGTAGGCCCTAAGAGAAACGAATCATCATCAAAATATGCGTAATGTTTCGGTAATCCTTGTGACGAAGCACTAGGATATGCTTCCCTAACAAAATTTACATCTTTATTGAGTAAATAATGGTAGTCTCCAGCACTATCAACAACCGCTAGTGAATAGCTCCATAGGAAATCTGTAGGCGCACCAAGGTATTTGTTTCCTGAACTAAGTGTTCCTGTTACGTTTCTACGCAGGGCAGGAATTTGAACCGTGTTATATATCTTTTGTTCAGCTTGTTCAGTAAACATAGCGAGTTGTTCATCAGTGAAAGAGTTTTCAGTGATATTCTCAATATTTGTTTTTAACCCGCTATAGTTCATAGTTTACTCCATTGGCCCACGAGCCATAGTTCCTTTTGTAGCTGCGCCGGTACCACGGATTTTAATGCCTGTAGTCTTAACACCAGTCATATTCGGCTTCGGTGCGCCCTTAACAGATTGAACACCTTTATCCTTTATAACCTTGACTTTTTTCATTCCAAAAACATTCATTCTACTACTCCTATGTAATGTTTACGATAACTTGCCCCAAATAGCCAGTACCAACTAACAAATCAGGGGTAAGCCCATACGGATCATATCCTCCACCTACTGGATTCCATCCCCATTGGATGTCTCTACTACTGTATGGCCCAGCTTCTCCAATACTTGTATCCATCCTAGGGTCACGAATAGCCTGCGGATCATAAACAGGGTACTCTCCTAATTTGTTCTGTGGTTGATCTGGGTTCCAACACTCAGGACAGGCTTTAATATCTGTGTCACGCCCTTTAACCACAAGGTTACGCAACTCTTTAAGTTTGTACTGAAATCCACAAACATCGCATAAAGCGATGGCTTTCTTAGCAGATGCAAACCTATCTCCCATACTATATTCTGCCTATTTTAGGCACAAAACGCGCAGAAGTTTTTTCACGATCCTCCTGCGCGGCTAGCGCAAATTGTTCGTCATAAATCTGTTTTAGCATACCTACACGCTCTATAAGTTCTGGGTCTTTCATAGCAATATAATATGCTAACCCTGCAACCATACAGGGGAAGAACCTAAAATTCATATCTGCGGTCTGCACACCATTACCCGCGTCTTCTATTCGGCGCATACGCCAATATACAAGTTGATAGCTTTGCGTACCATCAGGAATAGGCCATACAGTAGCCGCAGGGACTTGTTCCCAGTACACGGGGATAGCAGCGCCTCCCACTGTATGTGCAACTGCGGTTGTATCTTGTTGTCCTCTAAAACAGTTCTGTAAAACATTACCATCAATACTGCTATAGTTTATTATTTCATCTTCAATCTTTACAAAACCTGCGGGGGGCAAATCAGAAACTCCACTTAAAGTGACTGTAGTAGCTGTACTAGTTACAGTAGCTGCTAGTGTGATTCCTATAGGGTAAGTTTGTCCACTATTCCTGTGGATAAAAATTTGTACTGGTCTACCTTGCGCTAACTTGTTAGGGATAGATGCGTAAGTGCTTACACTAATACGACTTATAGTAAGATCGGACTGTAACGAAGTGCTACCCGCACCTGTACGTATTTGATGCTCCATCAAGTCAATAGTATCGTCGGGTAAGGCGTACGTTGACTGCCCTTGTGCGAGGTCAAGAGAGCCTTGCTCTATTGTCCACATATTAATGCCACGGTTCTGCCACTCAATAGTCATCAAGTTCATAGACCGACGAGCAGTACGAAGGTCATACCCAGAACGTAGTTCTCGACCTGCACGTTCCCACGCTTCTTCAGCGATCTCCGTAAAATCCATGTTAAATGTTGTAGTGCCTGATGTAGCCATGTTTACTTGCCTTTAAAGTACGCTTGTACTTCCGCTAATAGCTTAGTTTTAGACCTACGGCGATCTAGCTCAACACCATATCCTCGCATAAGTATCTCAAGTTCTTTCTTGGATAGCTTTGCATAATCCGGTGTGGTTTCTTTAGCAGGTGTTTTAACAGGTGCAGGTTTTACACCCATAGATTTGAGTCTGGCTTCGGCTTGTTCTTTGGTCATTATATCGTAGACTTTAATATCGTACGTGCCATCAGATTGTTTTACACCAATTTGATAGACTGGTCCTCCTAACGAAAACCTACCATTTTGAAAAATCTCCATTAATTTTTCCCCTTATGTTTGGTTGGGGATACTCTACACAGTTTATCCACAGGTCGCCTCAACCATTTCTTTTCAGCGATTTTGCTACGCTTTTCAGACACGCCTTTAGCTGTCTTGCGTACTTCACCACCAGATTTGTAGTATGGACGAACCCAAGACAGCCTACGCACTATGCGCCCTTCATTGTTACCATTTTGGCTTTATGAATGCCTTGCTTAGCTATACCGCAACCACGAACCTTGCCGCCCTTCTTCATCATGGGCATTGCGCCACCAGTTACGTGCCTTTCTTCGTGTTGTTGCATAGGCATTGCGCCACCACTGCCTTGACCCATAGGCATTGCGCCACCACTGCCTTGACCCATAGGCATAAGAGCACGCTTTTTCTTCTTTTTCTTTTTCTTTTTTGCGGGATCACCTATTACAGAACCTTCAAGGCCACCTAAAGGGGCTGGCATTGGGCCTCCCCTGTTATATCTTTTAGATTTCATAAACTTATCTCCAATGTTTTAGCAATCTTACCTTCCTTACGAGTCCAAGCGGCAGACTTTTTAACTAAGCCTCCGCTTTTATAGTAAGACCACAGAACCTACTCCAGTATTAGAGTAATTTTGTTACCAGAACCAGTAAGTGCAGCAACAAAACAACCTTCACGCGCTAATATACCATCTGCGGGTATATAAACCTCATTCCAGCCTACAGGTAATGTGAGGTCCAAAAGTATGTCCCCACTAGCGGTGCCATTACGTAGTTGAAACGTACATGCGGCAGCGGCGTTAACCACTATCCCTAGTATACGAGTACGGTTCGGACCAACGAGAGCCGCAGTGTCACCCTGCGAGAAGTTAAATGCGCGTACTAAATTAGCAGACATGTTACCACCTCTCTATTACGGTTGAATTGCAGTGTTAAACGCCTGTGCATACAATACAGTAATTACTGCACTACCCGCGTTAGTGCTTGCGGAAGAAGTAACAGTTAAACGCTCATCAGAAGTTCCTGTGTTGCCCCAAGTAAGGGTTCCACCACCAGAAGCGCCAAGAGCTTTGATGCCTACGGTTGTTCCTGAAGCGAGAGCATTAATGTATGTAGCAGCACCGCCAACAGTATCACCAACACTAATGTTAGTAGAAGTGTTAGCTGCAACAGCCAGATCGACAATAATGTTAACGATTTTAGAATTAGCGGGAATAACCATATCGGTCACAACCGCAGCAAGTGCGCCGCCAGATAAATCTGCTGAATAGGATTGACACATTACAACATAACCGACGTTTGCTATGTCAGTACCTACTGTTGTGCCGTTAGTGTTGCGAATATTACCAGCCCGAATAGGACCAGAAAAAGTAGTAGTACCCATGTTAATCTCCTGTCTTGGGTTAGTCAGTTACACCACATAACTGTCAGGGATTGGTATCTTATAGCACAAAAAGTAATGGGGGGGCAATAATTGCCCCCACACTAATTACGCACCGGGTGATCCGTAAATTCCTAGCGGGTCAGAAACCCCGAAGGAATAACGCTCACGAGCCTTATAGCGCGAGTTGCCCGTGTCAAAATCTGCATCCATAGATGTAGACATTGGCGTACGAACAAAGTGCTTCAGGCCGTTCGGCACATCAGTCATCAAGAACCAACCATTGGTGTCTGTGAGGTAATGATTAACGGCATATCCTTCAGGGATAGAACCGTTATTGCGAAGAGCGTTAATATCGTTATCCGCAGTACCTACACGACCATCAGTGTCCAACAGACGAGTTGCAACGAACTGCAATGCTGGTGGGATGATTAGCTTCCGTGGCTGAGCAGCGATCAACAATCCTCGCTCATCTGTCCACTGGCTAATACCAATAACGGCGGCTTCAAGGGAAGTCTCGTTAAGGTCTGCCGCAACAGTTGGGCGATTCGAGTTGCTGCCACCAGAAACAAGTGGATGCGCTGTTGAGAGCAATGTCTGTCCGTCACCGTAAGTGGTGGCAGCAGCAAATCCATTATTCAAAATAGACGCAGCTTTAACTTGCTTAGTGTACGCCATTGCACGAGCTAGGGCCTTTGTATAACGAGCAGACAGTGAGTCATACAAGTTATCTTCAATAGCTTCCTCAGTAATTGAGAAACCCATCGCAACCGTCTCATGAACGTAACGTGCACTCCATGCTTCTTGAGCATTGTCATATTCGATGGCTGAGCCTTCGTCCTTGACAGGTGCTGCTGAGAAACCAGATAGCTTAGTTTCTTCCTCAAACGAGCGATCTGAGGATTCTGATTCAAAAATTTGGGCGTGCTCTTCGCCGTATTTTGCATATTCCAACCCAAACAGTGCGTTTAGACCGGGAAGTAGCTCTTTAAGGAGCTGGGCGCGTGAAATAGCCATTAGTTATCCCTCCTAGACGCCAGTGAGGTTGTTCATTTGATGCCCTGCGTTCCATTTAACGAGTGCCTCAGTGAACCCACCGGATGAGTTTTTGGTTTCCTCTACGAGTTCCACAATACGCAAAGGTAACGTGTTCGTCGTAGCGGTCGTGTCGGAAATACCACATCGTGAATTTCCAGTAGCAGTATCACCAGCGTTGTTGATCATTCCTACGTTTGCACCCAAATCGGTGATCGCTAGATCGCCAATTACTGGCGTAGCGCCAGCAGCGGATGAAAGTACAGCAACTTTAAACAACACATCAGTGCCATCAGCGACGTAAGCCATGATGTCAGATGCAACGGTGTTTGCTGGGTAATATTGGCTGAATAACTGATAGTTCAGTGAGGGATCAGTATAAGTACAACCAAGAAATACACCAATAGGCGTCATTGCTGCATCAGCAGTATCACGCGATATGGTGCCTCCGGTTAAAAGTTGTACAGCGTCACCACTAAAGATACTCGTGTTATATGCACTCGCAATGCTATATTGACGAGTTACGCCCACGAAAGGTACGCCGCTTACAAGTTTAACCGGAACTAGCCCCGAAGGGCCACTTACAGTTGGGTAAGCCATGCTAAGCTCCTAATTTAAGTTCCGTTTCCGAAAGTGATCTTCGTCTTCCTGTCATTAAACAGAGGCATACGAGGATCATTTTCTCTCATGAGACTGTTGTCTACAGAGTGCATCTGAGCGTCTGTCTGTTGTTGATAGTGACTAGACCGTTCTTCAACTAACTCTACTGGAGCTTTACATAACATTAAACCACCAATCACCACGTTCTCTGCAAAGCGTTCATTCTCTACAGTAACCATTGTAATTTCGGGGTGATTTACTGCCTTTACAGGCTCCCAACCTTCTCTTATTTTTGAGGATACATTAGTGGCGTCAACTTGCCCTTGCGTGCTTACACGAACCCAATGAAATTCGTAACCCGGCTCGGGATTTGGAGATGGTAACATCTCGGGACGCGTCCAAGCCTTTTTGCGGGTCGTTTTTTCTTGTGTTTCTAGTTCACGGTCAATTTTATTCGTAGCCATTATTGTTTCCTCATATCTAGTGCAACCTGTTTGGCGTATTGTTCGGGAGTAAGTCCCAAGCGTTTAGAAAGCTGGTACTGTGTTTGCGTTAGCCTAATTTTTTTAGGCGAAGTGCTCCGCGTAGCGGGTGCAACCACATTTGATTGCTTCTTCGGCTTACCTACTTCCTCTCCCTCGAAATTCTCGGGAAATAACTGTCGCATACGAGAGTCAATCCTCTCGTAGTAGTCGTCACTTTGAGGATTTACACCCTCCTTTACAAGTTTATTATGCAACCCCAACGCGTAGCTTGTCATCTCTACGTCTTGGTTGAACCAGCCGTTAGCGTCTTGCCACGCTTGTGCTCGTTCATCAACATTCACTGGCGGTAGGGTGGTTTCAGGTACCATTTTTACATTAGTTACATCTTCTTGTAAAGCTGGTAACTTGAAATTATTTAACCTATCGGCCTTAATATTGGCATTTGTTAGGATTTCTTGTGCAGCAAGGACACCATCTGAGTCCCCGGCTTCATACGCATCCTTATACCGCTTTTTAGCAGATTCTAAGTCAGTTATTACGTTACGCTTAGCTTGCTCAAGTAATGCTGTCTGATTTTTGTTTACGTTGGATTTGAGTTTCTTGTTCTCTTCCACAAGTTGTTGAGATAGTCTCTCCAACTCTTCACGTTCACGGAAAGCCGCTTCTTTAGCACGGCGTTCGTCGTGATAGCCTTTGCTAAAATGCTGTATCCGTTTACGCACTTTTTCTGAATAGTCTTCCAACTCGTCATCAGTAATGTCTTCTGGGGGGTCAGAAGGTTTACGATTGCGATCAGCCTTGGGCGTATCATCAACCACTTCAACCTCATATTCGTCGTCATCAGTACCCACTTCACTTTCAACGACATTCTCAGCTTTCTCAGCCTCGGCCTTATCTTTATCACCTCCAATGTCCACTTCGATAGCACTGGAACCCTCCACTTCAATTTCTTGTATTTCTTCTGTTTTCTCATCAGGAAACTCGTATTCTACTTTTTGAAAAGGCATAATTTATCTCCTATACAGCCATGATACCACGAGGATCGGGAATTACAGCTTCCACAGAATCGTCGTTCATCAATCTGAATTCTTTTCCATTAACCCTAAACCGTGTGCCTGTATTCATACGAAACATCACATAGTCACCCTCTTTACACCAAGGGCCTTCGGGGAAACGATCTTTGTCTGAATAGGCATCTGCGCCCATGTCTATAACAATACCCATAATCGACATGATGTACTCTTTATGCATCTGATCAGTTGTTTTAAGGAGGGTACTGTCGTGATAATATTCTTCGACATCGGGTAAAGCTATTAACAAATGATAGCCAGAAGGTTTGGGCATTTGTGCTTCCCATTCCTCGTCACTAACTTTGCGTTTGATATTAGCCTTAACAGGTTCAGCTTCCGCTGCCTCTGCCGCCAGTTTTGGTCTCGGGCCACTAATGTATCCTCTAGTCTGAGTATTAGTCATCATCTTCTTCCATATAGTTACGCGAGAGGTCTTCAATGTGTTGCTTGCTGGCTTCGAGACCCCGAATTAAGCCAACAATTTCCTTATAACCTGCGAAGTCTTTAGCGGACCCCCCAGAAAGAAATTGAGTTGCAGACGATATATCTTCGTCGAGTTTATCTACTAGCACGTCAAAGACGGTTTTAGCCATTATTTACCTCGTTTAGACTTGTCAGCCATCATCTTCGCAAGCTCTAAATCGAGCTTGTTATTTTCTTGACGACGATTTGCCGCCACGCGAACACCCTCTTTTTGGGCGTCTAGTTGTAATTCTTGTTGATCTAATTTTAATTTTTCAGCATCCATTAAGGCATCGACTTGATCTTTCTGCGATCTACGCTGCAAGTCCGCCTGTTTGAGCTGCACTTCTTGCTGATCTTTTGCTGCCTTACGTTGGACTTCTTGACCTTTGAGTTGTAGCTCTGCCTGCTTCTGTTGGAAGATCGGGTCTTGTTGCTGTTGTTCCGCTTGTTTCTGCGCGGCTTCTTGCTGATGCCCCTGCGTAACTTGAGCACCTGCTTCTGCTATCAGACGTGACAAATCTACTTCAATCTGTTCTGGTAGTTGTTCCCCCGGAGGTGGTAGTGGCACACCAAGTTTTTCTTCGATCTGCTGGCGATACTGGAACCCAAGGTGCTCTGCAATATGCGCTTGTAGCGATGCCATAATCTGTTGTGCCTGTGGGTTCTGACCAATCATCTGAGCAACCGGTGGGTCCTGCATAAACGATGTATGCGTAGCAATATGCGCTTGATGATCTTGATATATAAACGCTCGTATTGGCTTGCCAACCAGAGCATCCATATTCTCGCTGACTGGATCGACGGGCTTGGAGTCTTCTCTTGTAGGAACAAGTTTGTCTGCGTTTTTCACACCTAACACTTCAATCATCTGGCGATGTAGTTGTGGTAGGTCATATATCTGAGGCGCTTGCTTGGTCATCTGTAACACAGCTTGATACTGTACGACTCGTTGAGCCATTGTAGAACTGTTAGGGTCGCTGACGGGAATTACATCCACCATCATATAATCTAGCTGCCGTGCGCTTACTTCGCCTCGTAGGGGCTGATACCCGTACTCTTCGGGTGCGTACTCTGCCATGATAGCTTTAAGGAGTTTAAACTCCTGCTTCATAGTGTAATGAACCCGCGATTGTACTGCCGCCATTGGCTTCAACGTACGCTCTAAGAGCGCTAGCGTAGTACCCACAGGAGCATTGGCTGACATGTCCGAGATGTTCATGTCACTAATCGCGCCTAATCGACGACCTTCAGTCGTGATCTGGTTCAACAGAGCAAGGAGAGTCTGACTAGGTTCCTTGTACGGAAGAGGCATGATGTTGTCGCGTATACTACCGGACGGTACGTCAACATCTTTCCATTCCCCCGGTTCGATGGGAGTGTCATCCCCCTTGATACGCAGTCCTCGGGACTTTAATCCGCCGGGGAGGTTCGACAGAGTACCAGCATCAACTAGCTGACGTATCAAGGAAGTCCCAGCCTTAGCATACCCACCAATGATATGAATAAGGCCAAGGCCATAAAAGCCAAATCCCGGTACGTATACGTAATGTACGAAGTGTTGACGCTTGAGCATTAGCTCATCGTCTTCACTCCAATTACGTCGTATAGCGAGAACTTCTCCAGTACCACGTTCAATAGTAACAACGTAAGGTTTTGCTATTTCATCATCGTCTTCGTCAACACCATCAATAATTAAATCTGCGTGTATTTCATAAATAGCAAAGCGACTATCATCAGAGATAGAGAAACCATCATCTTCGGCTTTCTTCTCTTCAATGTCTGTATGGAACGGCTCTGGGTCTCCTAGTTCTACATCACGGTAGAAACCCCCTGCCTGTAATTTTTTTAGTTCGTTCTTGGTCTTGCGCATGATATGCGAGACACGTTCAGCTTGCTCAATCGTAGACGCACCATAAGGCACGATAACGTCTTCTGCTGGGATATAGATCGCCATCTGGCGTCCTAGGTTAGGATCGAAGTAAACCTTCTTAAACGCCGACCCTGCGAGTCCTAGGCTATATAGCATCCGTTCGTGTTCGGGTCTGTACTCCACCATACGCTCAGTAAGCTCATAGTTCATGTCAGCCTTTACGCGTTCAGCGGCTTCAATTTTTTCTTGTGTTTCATCTCCAAGGATTTTAACCTTGACAGGTCCAGCGGCGGGAAAAGTCTCACTCATTGTCTCTGCTTGGAACCGGATAACTGCTTCTGTTAGAACTGTAGAGTACACTCCACAAGCACCATCCCACGGGTCTGTACGCTCTTCGTATTTAAGTCCTAGAATATCTAGTCCTTTAACAAACGTATCTGCCCACTCTTTTCGGCTTTCGATGTCAGCTTCTACAAGCCCTAACAAGTCACTAGATAATTCTTGTAAGTCGCCGTCTTCCAGCGCCTCTGCCAAGTTACCATCAAACCCCATGAGGTCAGTCTCGTTCATGTCAGGGATCAATGTGATCTCGACACTTCCATCAGACAGCGTAACCATTTCAGGATCGACAATTTCTATTTCTAGCTCAGTAGTGCCCATTCCTTCAACACCTTCTAAACCTTCTTCTAGTTCCTTATCCAGACCCTCTGGGGCTGAATATAACCCTTTTTCTATCGCCATAATTTATACTCTAAATTAGTCTTACGCGTCCGCCGTTACGGAAATCTTCAGGCATTTCAGTAGCATCAGTATTTCCTAAGACCTTTCTCTTGAAATAGTGCCCTAAAGCGGCTTTCTTTCTAACATCAATGTGTGATTTTTCTCCCCCAAATATCGAGTTCCAAAAGGGAGGCTGGGTCATATCCATAAGGTCTACAACCTGCGGTGATCGCATCAATCCTTGTGCAGCTTCGATGATTTGTTCTTCGTTAGGGGTGAATGTTGCGTTGAAAAAGTTTCTATAAACGTGGCGGCTGGAGCGTCCCTTATTCATATCATACAACATTCCCGCCACCGACCGAATGTTGGATTTAAGCTCCTTCCCGTTTTGTGATGCCATCAGATCTTGTATTCTATTCGTAATCTCTCTATCCTCAGAGCCTGTTCTGTACGTAATGCCATGTCGTTCTCCTAGAGTCCCATCCTCTGGGCCGTCAAGACCTTCAAAATGCCTAAACTCATGGGCCTGAAGCGGGGCATTTGCGTTCACCGCTTCTATGGTATTTACTGTATCAGGTTCAAGGAAAACTGTGTACAGTTTACCGTCATCGGCCCTATAAGAGTATTCAAAATCCCTTGTATTGCCGCGGGTAGACACACCCTGCAAAGTAAGTCCTTGCGGGGGAACACCCGCCTCTGGTGGGAACGTTACTAACCTAAAGACGGACGGGTCAATCGTTGCACCTTTTGGCATGTAAGGAGCAATTGACCCTTGCCACTCTGAATCTCCTAGCTGCAGGCCACCTAGAAATTGTCGCTGTTGTGCTTTAGACATCTTCTTTGCGGCCTTAGTAAGCAGGCTCTTAGCCTCGGGCCTAATCTTGGATAGGTATTCTTTTAGTTCTGGTATTAGTGCCATTAGTAATACCCGCCTCTACGTTGTTTAAAGTAGATCGTTTCTTCCGGTTCATCACTTGGCAGACGAATAAACCCGCCCTGTCTAAACCGCATAAGCGCCATTACAGTTGAATCCACTAAGTC